GCATGTGAACTATATTACGATTATAGATACCCAGTGTTGCATTACCTTCTGAACCCGGCTCAGACATAAATCCAGTGATAACATCACCTGTAGCTAATTCACCCGCGCCAAAAATAGGACTGAATATGTAAGGCGTTCCAATCCCTGAATGCTGTGCCGATCCTCCAAATGCGAAGAATAAATGACTTTTATGAACTATTACATGCGTTGGAGTGTCAGCAGGAGTACCCGTAGCTATTGGAACAAATACCACCCCATCGAATTCAAATCCGCGATTAACTCTATCGCAACCATATATTCGTAGGGCATCCACATCACCCCCAAAATTCTCTCTTACCATTTCAAATCGACCACCGGGTAGCAGCGTTATCGCTGAACTATCTCCGGCTATTGTAGCGACATTGAGATTTGCTCCGACTTTAATGGTTTCTGCTTGAAAAGCCCCAGACTGTGATGCGAAGATCAACCGTCCAACTGCATCGCCACCATCAAAAGAGCCAGATTCTAATACCACTCTGGTAATTGTCGCAGTTTCTGTAGACGTTTCCCCTGTAATTACATCCCCTTCAGCAATTGTATAAGTACCACCCGATGTAAACGATAACTCTCGACCTAATGGCACTGAAGTCCACCCACTAGCCGAAGATTTGAATAAGTCTGCTGCTGTGGCTCCTGCGTTGTTTCTAAAGGCATACCAAACATCATCCAGCATATAAAGCCCGAGTACTGTTCCAGAACCCGGAATTGCTGATATATCGGCCCGAAATTCGTCAGCCGCGAGATTTGTAAACTGACCATGTAATTTTGCAGTAGATGCCGCGCCAACTCTGGCAAGTGATGCTGCAGTACCTTCAGTTGACGCAGAAACTTGAAGATCGTTAGTTGCATCGAAAGTACCTGTTATCTTGGTAATCGCTAAATAATTCGGAGTTTCAGAAGTAACAATAGCTATTACTACCGCTGTTGCTCCTGATACTAATTGAGTAATTGTATCCCCAAGAGAAAAAGAGCCTGTGATAACTACATCTAAAATAGCATACGTTTGATCGGATGGACTTACTTGACCGTCAAATCTCTCGTAACCTTGGATATCAACATATCCTTGGTCATTAATTGCAATTTCATAGTTTTGGGTTTCACGAACTTTTCCGGGTTTTACATTCCATGACCGCGATTCAGTATCATACCCTCCCTGAAACGGGACGTATTCTAATTTAGGGTCAGGTAATCGCAGTCTAGAAGGACTCATGCTAATGGGCCTCCGACTCTGAATGGTGTTTCTTGATTCTTTCTAAGTTGGTTCATTATACGATTAATACCTTTTTCTGCCCTTGCTATAACTTCAGGCGCGACTTCGTGGTAGCCATACCATTCCATTGCTTGATACATAATTAAGTTATGATATTGTGAAGGCATTTCAGGAACATCTGCATCAGCAGTTAATATTTGTGGCGATTTATGATACTCACCACTAACGGTATAAATATCATTAGGCGCGATACCTAGTTGTATTTCGTCTTTAGGGTTAACCGTTATATGAACAGGTTGTGACGTTTGATTTTGAAGTGCCCCAGTCTCATAAAGATAAGCAAAGTTATCCCAACGAGTCCATGACAAAAATACTTGACTTTCTACACCAGAAGAAGTCAAGAATAACTTTGGAGGATTCAGTCTATCATCTAAACGCCATGACTTAAATCTGGTTATTAGAGCCGCGTCATCAACATCTGTTACTACACCGGGGGCATACGTGTTAACCCCATCGGCAGTATCGACAGTGAATTTTTTGCGAAGCCAACGCCAATCCCTTGCATCTTGTATTTCGATATACGCATCATTTACCCAAGCAACAATACGATTCAATTCACCAATTTGACCTATAACAGTTAAAGGCTTAGGTGCTGCATCGGTAGATCCCCCAACACCGCACTCCCTTGCGGTTTTTTGGCATAGTTCTAAAAAGGTAGACATATTTTTATGCTCTCATATCATTCGTTACTCGTTCGAGCCAATGACCACCCCTAGCTCCTGCAGGGTCGGTTATTACTTGAAGTGGATAACGATGGGCTTTTGTTTCAGGATTTTTTATTTCTCTTTCATTATTATTAGGATTGGTAACTTCCATATTGCCATAGCTAGAAACTTTAGCCCGGAGTAGTACCTCAACGTAACAACGTGGAAGCCACTGTCTCGTTCCGCGAAAAATTAATTTTTGAAGTCCATTAACACCTATTGTAAAGGTATGGTCAGGGTACGATGACATAGATGGCTGAACCATAATTTCAAGAAGTTGTGCATCAAATTGCATTTGGTCAGCTTTATCTTTGAACTCGGGGGAGTCAACTGAAGCAAGTCCGTCACGAACTGCTTCAACTTCTCCGTTAATAGTCTGGATATCTTGAAGTTCACCATCGGTATGTTGGTAAGCATCTTCAGAAGATATGCCCTTTTTCGGGATCATAATATGCTCTATGCCAACTAATATCTTATTCATTTTTTCGTTGATATCTTGTGATAGTGCTTCAAGTTTTTTGTTTTGTAATTCATTCGATACCTTCAAATCCTTTTCGAGCGATTTTACGGTAGAATGTTTTTTTACTGGGTTTTTTAAATCAGCCATTTTAGATCTCCTAAGTTTTATCTTTAAGTATTTGGGCTACGCCCAATAGTTTAAGACATTGAACAACTTCATTATGCGGCATAGACATTTTGGGACTTTCTAACCAATCGTATACTGCACGTAAATTTGCTTCTGGAAGTACACACATTTGTACAACAGGAGCTGCCTGTTGTACTTGTGCTTTTGCACTCTGACGAGTGCTTTTAGTGTTAGCTTTAGCCATATTATTTTACCTTTAGTTTAGCTAGTTATTAAGTGGATGTAGTTGTCATACCATCTTGTACTTTACACATACCATCTAAATAGTAATCAGTACCATCGCACTTAACATGTGCATAATCACCATGCAAAGCTAAACTCGCAACAAACGAGATAGTATCTGCATCAGCAACTGTGGCTACGCCACCTGCAGCATCTTCAGGCGATGTAATATTACCCTGTATGATATTAGCACTACCCGCCGTAACAATAGTATGCGTAGTAGTAGGTGCAGTAGCCCCGATAACGAACCAAAATTCTAATCCAGCTTCAGGAAGTGGCAAGGTAGTTACAAAAGCCGTTGCCGTATTAAGGATAAAAGTCATCCCATTATCTTCTGGTCTAACGGTATGAGTTGTAGTAATAGCCAAGAAGTTATCCGCTAATGGGCGTATAATATCATACCCTTTATTACCTTTTAATCTTCGACGTAATACTGCATTTGGCCCAAGAGTTAGCTTATCAGTAACAGTCATATTTCTTGCGCGTTGTGTGTCTTTAGCCATGATCATTCCCCTTCGGAAGTTACAACCCCCTGTAGCGTTATTGCCATAAGGAGGATTTTGTGTTAATACATTATGGCATATCAGGCCATACTTTATTTGATTTAATTATATTGTCTTTTCCTATCAATATTTGTAAGTTATGTTCTACATGGAGTCCACATACCAATGAACTATTTATGGGTACTATGTGGTCTACGTGATACCTTACTCCTGTCCAGTTAGAAAATATATTTGACAATATATAAAATGCTTTTATCACTTCTTCATTACGCCATATCGGGGTTGCTTTCTTTTTCAATGCCCTTCTTCTGGCACTACCCGCAGCTCTTATTCCAGCGTTATTTTTGCTATACCTTGCATTAGACTTTTTTACTCTTTCTTTATGTTTTTCTTTGTAACGGTTTCTAATGTCTGTATATTTTTGTGGGTTCTTCTCTCGATAAATCTTACTCAGCTTACTAAGCCTTTTCTTATTTACCAGTCTATATTCTTTGTCATACTTCCTTTTCCTAGCCCTGAGATCCTTCTCTGACTTTTTCATAATAAATAAGGGACGATCTCTAAATGAGAACGTCCCTTATTAGTCGGTATCTCTACCATTGGCTTAGTCTAGCTGTGGACGATCAGGTAACATCGAAATGTCAACAAATGTTACGTCAATCGCAGTCCATGCAGTAGTACCAGCGATGTAATCACTACCACTGTCATTCTTACAGACCACATACCCAATAGGGCAGAAGTCATCAGGAATAGCAGGGAAAGGTGGGGTTATTTTAAAAACTAACGTACCAATGTCCATATCCTTAATACCGCCTTGAACTACCGCCAATGCACCTGCAGCATTAACACCCACTACCAATACCATACCTTTATCATCAGGTACTGTGACAAATGCTAGACCAGTATTCGCATCAACTGTCGGTGCTGCTCTGGTTCCAGATGCAGCCAATACAACTGCAAACTTACCATCAATGACGCAAGAGGAATCCTCAAGGTCGTAAGTTGTTGTAGTACCTGCTTTAATCAAGTGATTAGCTAGACTGAAAGTACCACCATTATTTAAGTTAGGATTCAACATTAGAATCTCCTTATTTTAAGTGACTGAGGAAACTTAACCCCCAGTCATCATTGGTTAGCTATCAGCTAAAACTGTTGCGCCAACTTCTAGTATTGCAGCCCAACCATCATTTTGCATGAATGGGGCACACCAGAATTTACCACCAACGTAACCACGTTGACCCAATGGATCTTGTTTGTCTATCTTGCTGTGAGGCAAGTGAACCAAACTAAATCCGTCTAAACCACGTAAGGCTACATCACCCCAAGCGTCTTCAGCCACTACAATCATGAAGTGAATATCAATATTCGATCCACCTGTAGAGATTAGACCTGTTGTACCAACAGCAGCACCTGCGTCGATAGTTGGGTTTAACTCTGGTGAAGTAATAAAGCGATATTCATCGACTGCGCCCAATTCGCGTGGGTGAGCCTTCATGCCTTGAGAACCGTATTCAGCAGCTTTTGTGAAACCTTCGATTTCACGAACATCATGTGCCATATCGGTATGACAAAATACTAAGTAACCAGACTCAAC